ACCTCCAAGGAACCCCAATCACAGCGCTCCCTGATAATCTCTCTGTAGGTGGCTCTCTTGACCTCCAAGGAACCCCAATCACAGCGCTCCCTGATAATCTCTCTGTAGGTGGCTCTCTTGACCTCCAAGGAACCCCAATCACAGCGCTCCCTGATAACCTCTCTGTAGGTGGCTCTCTTTACCTCCGAGGAACCAAAATTGCAGGATTAGCAAAACTTAATAAAAAGTACGGTGGTAGACTGATATACTAGATATTATTCGTAAACACATGAAAGGGACGGCACATGCTGATGCCGCCCTTTTGCGTTCACTCCGTCTTTGGGGGAACCAGTACGAAGCTGTAATCCCAGTTGGTTGGAATGTTGTTCAGCTTCACAGATAGACACACCGCGCCGTCCTTGTTGGTGTACTCCCACCCAGCGCCGATGGTAGACCAGTACTCACTGTCTGGAGCTTGCCGTGCCCGGCAAACATAGACAGGCATACGCTTCTCGGATTCCTGCTTCGCATGGCAGATGGGCATCTCGTTGGATACATCGGTGTTCCGATAGGAACCGCCATGAAATTGCCCAAGACGTTCAAGTTTTGATACATAGACACCACGGACATACGCGCCGTGGTGTTTCTTTGCTGTACATGTTGTACGGTTACAACTCCTCGCACTTGCTCCACTGGTTGTACTCCACTGAAAGGAGTACACCATGACAATCCCATTCAACGAGCATACATCTGTAAACACGGTGAAAGTAATAATCTATTTACCAGACCGAGACCGTTTCGGTTTTCCAGTAGACTCTGACTACTGGTTTGCCAACTTTGCTACGAATCCGCCGCATGATTCACGAAAACACAGAAGACAAGGTGAGGAGAAGCGACCGTTTACACAAGAAGAGCTAGAGGAGCTTGGGCTAGAACGCGTTTGATATAATATGGAGCGGAACGCCGATTGAGCACAGTCGGGAGTTCAGCGGGCTTGGAGCAATCCCGTTCTCCCTCTCAGTAGCAATACTGAGAGGGTTTTTTATTGGTTGTCCACAGATGATATCAAGAGATAAACCGCTAAGATATCGCTATCCAATTGCGGACATTCGGTACAAGGTAGTGCAGTAAGTAGGGGGCGGCAACGCCACTTTTACTTATCCACACTCTATCCTTGTGCAGCACAAGGTATACAGTGTATTGTTACTTTATGAGAGAAATAAAGTTTAGAGCGTGGGATAAAGAAAAAAATGAGATTACGACAACTATTTGTATAGGTGGATTACATATCCCTTATAATTCAAATCCAAATAATTACATTCTTATGCAATACACAGGACTAAAAGATAAAAAAGGACTTGCAGAAGTTTATGAAGGTGATATAATAGATGAATATGGAAACATCAAAGGAAATATCTATCAAATGGACAAAGGAGAAACTGATACAGTCATACAAGGATTTGGAACAAAGACTTGGTGCGAGACCTACCGCAGAGCAATTCTTCTTGGACTCAAAGACGCCGAGTAATATGCCTATTAGGCAAAGATTTGGGAATTGGACAGGATTTGTAAAAGCAATGGGATTAGAACCATTGAAGCCACAATTTTCAGAACTTGCTAGGAAAAATAGTGCATTGGCTCATAAAGGCAAAAGAAGTTTTTCTTGGAAAGGTGGAAGGATTATAGATATAAATGGTTATGTAATGGTTTATGAACCAAATCACCTAAATACAACCACAAAGGGTTATATCGGAGAACATAGACTTATTATGTCTAAACATCTTAAAAGACCACTTATGAAAGGAGAAAATGTGCATCATAAGGATGGCAACCGACAAAATAATAAATTATCAAACCTTGAACTCTGGAATACAATACAACCTGCTGGACAAAGAGTTGAAGACAAAATTAAATGGGCAAAAGAAATACTAAAATTATATGAGAACTATTAAGTTTAGAAGCTGGGACGTAGAAAATAAAAAGATGTTAAAACCACATGAGTTTAATTATACTTTTTTGCAAAATGCAGATTTCACTCATTTTACTCCTATGCAGTTTACTGGGTTACTGGACAAAAATGGAGTGGAGATATATGAGGGGATATAGTAACAGGTCAATACTCACATTACGACCCACTCCAAGACGCATACATTGAAGATGAAAAGATGTGGGGAATTGTTTTCTTTAATGAGCATAAATGGTCATTTAAAGCTATCCAACATTTATGTGACAAAGACCGTGAAGGTAAAATGAGGTATTTTGACTTGTTTGATGAGAAGCTACACTGGGGGGGGCAAAGATTCGGAGACATGGAAGTTATCGGAAACGTCTACGAAAACCCCGAACTATTAAAGTAGTGCTACAATACCCACGGGTGCCTATGAGCACATGTGGTGCTATATCCCCCCTAGCATGGAGATTGCAGGATAGTCTTCTACTCACCAACGCCCTGTGGATAATCCACGGGGCTTTTCTTTTGTGTGGTATAGTTTTTACATGAAATACAAATGTGACCGTTGCAAAGAGGAAGTGTCGCAAATCCGCAAAGACAAAGAAATGTTGGAGTGGGTGTGTACCAGATGCTACTTCGGCAAATAGTATGAAACGCAAATCGGCGAAAGCTAAAGAGCAGATGTATGTGGTACGAAAGTACGTCATGGCTCAATCAGCGCACGATGCAATAGCAAAAGAGGGCAAGGTAGCAGTCAGAGATGTATGGCTTGACGATGAATGGCGAAAATCACAGCACAATGACCTCGTAGATGCTATTGGTTTTGAGCTAGATAGATACGAATATAATGACGATGACTAATATATGGTTACTCGGAGAACAAAGACTACAAGCAAGGGATACAAGCCACCAAAATGGTTCAAGAGAATAAAGCCAGGCTCTCATGGCTCTACTCCATCACAGAAGCGGTACTGGGCAGTTATTTCAGAATTGGTACGTAAAGAGGATTGGACAAAAGAACCGAGGTGCAAGACCTGTGGTTGTGTCCTTGCTTCATGGCAAGATGGACAATGCGGGCATTATAAGTCATTCGCTACGTGCCATTCATGGTTTAAGTACGAACGCAAAAATCTCGCGCTTCAGTGCGCTACTTGTAACGCCAATTTTAGGAAAGACAATTCAATCGGGTTCGCTTTCGGCACATATCTGATTTCAAAGTATGGGACGAACATACTGGACTGGATAGACACCGAGAATGAAAAATACAGGGGAGTAAAGATAAAGGAATGGGAGATTGTGGATAAGGTGGCAGAGATGCGACCTGACTTAGTGGAATAACATGGTATAATCAAATGGCGCATGAAAGACAAAACTATTCAAGACATAGTTTCACTCATTGAATCGTACAAAATTGAAGATGGAATCATGTTTGAAGACGGATTACCGCCATCTGATGTTCTTGTTGATGTTTATAGAGACATTCGGATTGTACGCGCACAAGTAAATGCAATTTTGGATGAGATTATAAAGGAGATACAAAAAGAAGATATTGTTGTATAATATAGTATAGGTTTTAGGTTAAGTATTATGACAGACTTACGCAAAATATCAAGCCCAGAGAACGGAAAGAAAGGGGGAAGACCGAAGAGTTTCGCCACGCTCGCTACACAGAGGGCGCGAGACTTTTTCTGCAAGCAGCTTGATGAAGACCTACCAGATATTTATCAGGCACTTCTTGAAAACGCACTAGATGGTGATGTACAGGCGGCTAAAGAGTTATTTGACCGTGGCTGGGGGAAGCCGACCCAAGCCCTAACTACAGAGGACGATGAGGGTAATCCAATACCTATCACCTTTGACTTTATTTTCGATGCCTCTTCACGAAAAACAAAGACAGATAATTAGCTCACCTGCACGTTTCAAGGTAGCTCGTGCTGGTCGCAAGGGCGGCAAGACTATCCTAGAGGTAGAGAACATCTGTTATAAAGCACTTGCAAGTGTTGACCGTCTTTTCGTATCAAAACGTTCTTTCCCTACCGGGAGAAAAGTCATCTATCTTGCTCCAACTCAAATACAGGCGCGGCAAATCATCTGGGAAGCGCTTAAAACACGCCTTGCAGGAATCGGAAAATTTAATGAGCAAATGCTCCATGTACGCGTGCCGAACGAGGATGGAGAGACAACCACTATCATGGTTGGTGGTTGGGAGAATCGGGAGAATTATCGTGGACTCGCAGATGTAATCCATATCACTGTCGACGAAGTGGATACCCTAAAAGACTTCTTCAGCTCTTGGCGCGAGATTTTCCGTCCTATGTTTATTGACACAGGTGGTACAGCTGACTTCATTGGTACCCCAAAAAAGGAAAACCCCAACCTAAGACGCCTTGAAAAGGAAGCAGAGGGAGATATAAATTGGGCATGTTTCCACTTCACATCGCACGATAACCCTTTCTTACCGCGTGAAGAACTCGAAGCAATGCGAAAAGAATACGAGGGTAATATGGAAACCTACAAACAGGAGGTGCTTGCTGAATATGTAGATAACCTTACGGCTCTTTTTAAGTATGATTGTCTTGTTGACATGTTTTCAAATACTGTTGATAAAGGAAACAAATACCTCACAGTTGACATTGCCGATGATGGTGACGATAAGACAGTCTTTGCAATTTGGGACGGTATGGAGTGTTATCAGATAGAACGGCACGGCGGTTTGAACACCGACATGATAATCATGGCGATACGTGATATAGCTACGAGGGAACGGATTCCATTTTCACATATTGCGGTAGATGCGATTGGTGTTGGTGCTGGCGTTGCGTCTTCATCTTCTTTGTCTGGTATTATCGGTTTCAAAGGTTCATATTCAGCGATTAAGACTGAACCAAACATCGTAACAACAGCCGCGTCGGGATTGAATAGCTACGTATCGGACTATAAAAACCTGCGCTCACAGTGTATGTTTCATCTCGCAACGGCGGTAAACGAACACAAGATTGCGGTTCGTACAGAGGATATCCGCATAAAGGAGTCAATCATCGTGGAACTTGCTGCATACCAGGATACATCAGTCGGTGACGGTAAGAAATCGGTCACAGCAAAGGAGGATGTGCGTGCTGCGATTGGCTATTCACCAGACCTTACGGATGCACTTCAGATGCGTATGTACTTCGAAATCCGCAGCGCAGTAACCCACTCATACGACCCAGCCCTTATCGAACGTATGCAAGAGAAGATTAACTTTAACCGCAACAGAGCACACCTAAACTCAACGAAATAGAGTATGCAAGTCACTAAAATGAAGATATTGGATGAATACCCACCAAACTATCGCGATATTGTAGATGCTCTTGGAGACGTCACTGGGGCAGTCTTTTGCTATGGGGATACAATTTACAACCCATTTGCCATTGAGATACTTCCAGATATAGAGATACATGAACAAGTACACAGCAGACAGCAAGGTGATGCGGTAAATGTGTGGTATCATAGGTACTTGACAGATGCACACTTTCGGCTTGCACAAGAAATAGAAGCATATGGTGAACAGTACAATTTTATCAAAAAGCTCATGGGCGGCTCGTTACTCAAGTGGAGACTTGACCAGATGGCACAAGCTCTATCCGGTAAGGAATATGGGAACATCATCTCCTATGGGGAAGCGATAAGCAAGATAAGGAATTATGGAAAATACTAAATCGGTATCAGAGATAGTCAGAGAAATGGAGAGTGAGTTTATAAATGGCTCAACAAAGATTTCAAAATATGTAAATCATTCTCTCTATGAGACATTGGAGAAAATAGATGCATATATGAACTCGGTACATACTACCGGCTCAAAGGATGCACTAGATAGAGACAAGCCGTTTTTCGACATTGTCACTGCGGCGGTGAATGTTTGGTACCGTGCTACAGATATTGACCGTAGTCATATAAAAGTGCGTGCAACAAAGTCTCATGATTGGACGAAATCTTTTCTTGCGACTGTACTACTACAAGATTGGATGCGCCGGGAACGTTTCGGTGTGTTCCTCAATGAATGGGGGCGGGTACTCGCGCGCTACGGTTCCGCTGTGCATAAGACGGTGAATAATTCAACTGGCTTGCATATCTCCGTGGTACCGTGGAACCGTCTCATTTGCGACGCTATAGACTTTGATGGCAACCCTAAAATAGAAATAATCGAACTCACAGAGGGAGAGCTGCGTAAACGTATTCAAACACATGGCTACGATAGCGGTGCCGTTGAACAGTTAATCCTCGCAGGAGAAGTTTCGCGTAAAGATAAGGCAAACCAACACAAAGACAACAGAAGCGACTACTTCAAACTCTACGAAATCCATGGTCTTCTGCCGCTTTCGCACATCACGAATGACAAGGATGACGTTGACACGTTTGTACACCAAATGCACGTTGTATCGTTCGTGGGTGATAGAAAGGGACGTAAGATAGAGTATAAAGATTTTACTCTCGTGTCAGGCGAAGAGGATAAAGACCCATATAAGATAACTCACCTTATTAAAGAGGACGGGCGTACATTGGCGAAAGGTGCCCCAGAGCGTCTCTTCGAAGCTCAATGGATGCAGAACCACACTGCGAAACAAATCAAAGACCAGCTCGATTTGGCGTCTAAGCTAATTTTCCAGACAGCTGATGACCACTTTGTTGGGCGTAATATAATCTCAGGTATTGAGACAGGTGATGTATTTATACACTCTCCAAATGCGCCGCTCACTAAGGTTGACAATACATCCCACGATATAACTGGTCTACAGAACTTTGCGAACTCATGGAAGCAGCTCGGTAACGAAATAACAGGTGTCTCAGAAGCCATGCTCGGCATAAGCCCAAAGTCTGGTACTGCATGGAGACAAACCGAAGCAGTGCTCGCTGAAAGTCACTCCCTATTTGAGCTGATGACCGAAAACAAAGCGCTCGCCATTGAGGATATGTTACGCGATGATGTCATACCGCATCTACGTAAAAAGCTTATACACAACACAGACGAAATCGGCTCTATTCTCGACTCACATGCAATCACACAGATAGATGCAGCGTTCGTCCCTGTAGAAGCTGTCAAAAGATACAACGAGCGAACAAAGAAGAGTATAGACATGCTAATTCGAGGGGAAACAACCGATTTGCCGACACCATTTGACGGAGGAATAGAACAGAAGAATGTCAGAGATGAACTTTCGAAACTTGGGAATCAGCGCTTCTTCTCACCCGATAACATTGGAGATATAGACTGGGCAACTGCTCTCAAAGACCTAGAGTGGGAGCTAGAGGTTGATGTGACAGGAGAAGCAAAGAATACACAAGAACACCTGCAGACACTCAATACTGCCCTGCAAGTAGTTATGAATCCAGCGTATACACAGAGTAAGCAAGCACAGTCAATAGTGGGGAAAATCCTAGAAGCAACCGGTGCTATGTCCCCTATGGAGATTATGTCTATGCCGATACCACAACCAATGCAATCTGCGCCAGTAAGCGGGTCGACGGATTTACCAACAATAACCAACCAATAATATGAACGAAAAAGACGGAAACAAAATCAAAGTTGATACTCGTGAGGTCGCGCTCATTCGCAAGGCATTTAAAGGAAACGAGCGCATGCTTAAGTCAATGCGTGCCATAATGTTCGGGCTACAACCGACTGATGCTGAACGCGCTGAAGTAGCTGCGTTGTTTTCAGATGCAGAACTGTATGCAGTAGTATCAAATCGGTTCTACCCTGTCATGTCGAAAGAGTCACCGATTGGGCAAATAAATGACACATGGCTCGGTGTGGAATCCATGGTGTTCGGAGCTAATAAGGAGACTATTCACCAAGCAATGCAGTACAAGGAAAATGCGCTTGCAATGGTGCAAGAAGCACTAAAAGCGCTGAAAGACACGAAAGTGCAATGCCCGGATCTGCGCTTCGCTTTCAACCCAACAGACGAATACGCTGTAGCATTGTTGTCTCGTAACCAATACATACGCCATGTAGAGCAACAGTTGCTCTTTCTTTGGGTGATAGCAGAACAGAACGCTGTCAACGAAAGTGAGTTAGCTGCTCGCGAGACTAAGAACAGTACGAGGTAGTTGACACACGAAAATGTGTTACAATATATTTATCAGAGTAACCATCTCTAAAAATGGAAAAAGACATTGACACTCAGGAAGTCATTACAAACCCTGAAACCGAAGTAGAGGAAACTATAGAAACTACCGAGGATGTGGACACCGAAGCCACTGAAACAACGGAAACTGACCTAGAAGCAAAGGTCAAGGAGTTGGAGGATAAAAACCGCAAACTCTATGCCCGCCTCAAACGTCAGGAAGCAATGCACGAGACAGTAAAAGAAACTCCTGTTAAACCAAAGAGGGCTTCGCAGGAGAAAGATATGTCAGCTATGGACTTATTCGCGCTCATGAAAGCGAATGTCCATGAGGATGATGTAGAGACTATCACTACGCTCTCAAAGGTAAAAGGTATCGGTGTATCTGAGGTACTTAAAGACCCAGATATGCAAGCAATCTTGAAATCGAGAGCAGACCGCCGCAAGATAGCAGACGCAGCTAATGTAACAGCTGCAAGACCTTCTCAAAAGAAAGTCTCAGCGACTGAGCTTGTGTCCCGAGCAGCCAACGGAGAAATCCCGGCGCCTGGAACACCAGAAGCGGAAGAGCTATTTTGGGCAAAACGTGGTGGCAAGAGATAAATACCGACGGGGTTAGTTATTTTAACCCTTTACAATGAACACACAATCAACCTACGGAGCACGCGACTCATACTTCAAATCACAGTATGATATCGTACTTCGCAACGCTTTGGTGACTGAGAAGATTGTCTCTGTAGACAAATCAGATTCCAAGCGCATCCAGAACCCATACGGTTCTGCTGTAACCGCAACAATTCAGGCAGTAGCAGGTACATACTCTGTATCGGCATGGACTGTAACCGATGACGCTTTGACCGTCACCGACGAAGTTATCTATGCAGAGCATGTATTTGCTCACGAAGAATTCTTCGCAGTATTCGATGTCGCACAGTCTCGTATTGACGAAATGATGTACGCAATCGCTGCTGGCATCGACAAATTCGTTCTTAATAACCTCTGTGAGGACGCTACCGGGGCATATACCACACCAGTAGGCGGTTTCACCACTGCTGCAAACGTCAACGAGATAATGGCTAACCTTACGTCGAAAGTCGCAGGGTACCAGGAAACATACAACGGTACGTTCCTCGTTATCGAGAATACCGACCTTGTAGGATTTACGTTGGCAGGCGCAACAAACGGCTTCTCAGTAGCAGACTCAGTGCTTCGCAACGGATTCATGAACTCATGGATGGGCGTTGATATCTACGTCGTACGTAGTGGAACGTTCGTCTCTGCGACACTTGGAACCACCACAGTAACCAACTCTGGACACCGTGTATTCGGTGTTAAGAATGTTGCAACTTACGCATCACCTCGCGGAATGCAGTATGTGGAAAAGCCAGTATCAGGTAAGACAGGTGCTGAAATCAACGTATTTGGACTCGTAGGATTCAAACTATGGGCACAAAAGGCGGGATTGGTAGTAGACATCACACTCGCGTAAGCGAAAGACCCCTTGGGGTCTTAGGGTAGTTGCTCCCGTCGGCGACTATCCTAAGACCTCCGGGGGATTAAGAAGAGAAATCAACAAACTATGGCACGACAAAAAATGCAAATAGACGATGGTATTGCTACGGATGTGACGGCTCCAGCCGAGACAGTCGTATCAGATGCTTCATTCGTAATACAAGACCCTGAGATACTCAGACCTAAAGAGTTGCCGTTCATCATCAAACCGAAAGACGGCACATGGAAGAACCAAGAGCAGGCAAAGTTTGCCGCGGTTCTCAACGCGTATGCGTATAAGAACCCCGCAAAATGGCATACAAAGAAAGATATACTGCTTGCGCAGTTATCAGAGATAGGTACAAATCCATCGGTATTCGGTATGTACAGTGGTCGCAATACGAATCTGGAGTTTAAGAATCAGTTGGTTCCTACCGTAGAAAATTAAATTATGGCACAATCAAATGGTCTCAATCCTCACTTCCCGGCTCTCACACTTGGATGTCAGACTGTCACAGCAGACGATAGCGAAAGCTCACTCAATGCTGTAGAAGTGGGACGCACATCGGTTCTAGTTTCAGGTGTAACCAATGATGCGAATGACTTCGTTGTACTCCCTGCAATCGCAAGTGTTCCAGTGGGACATACAATTCGTATTGTTGCAAACGCCGCTTCAAACTTCGAACTTCGTACACCAGCCGCATCTGGTACGAAGATTAACGATGTTGATAGTGACGGAACGCAGGAATACCTTGTCACCGACACTCATACAGTAGTTGTTACCTCTCGTGGCGCGACGGCTGGATGGGTAGCACAATCATTAACCAAACTCGGCGCTGTTGTAACAGCGGTAGTACCGGATTAACCCCATTAAGCCCCTTTGTGGGCTGGGGAGAGGTACAGACTTCTCCTTAGCCCATAATAAAAAAATATGCAATACAAAAACATATCAGCATCAGCACAAGTAAAGACTGGTACAGGTGATGTTGTTGGCGTGATTGTCAACTCCCACTCTTCTGGAACAGTACGACTAAACGACGGAACTTCCGGCACCACATCTGCGGGTGTTGTAGCGTCTCAGACGTTGACTACAACCGATGTCTTCACAGCAGGTGAGACTGTTACTCTTGGCGATGTGACGTACACAATCGTGGACTCTCTCACTGGTGCTAAAAATGAGGTATTGAAAGGTGTATCAGCGGCAGCAACGCTTGATAATCTTAAATCAGCTGTAAATGGAACAGCTGGTGCCGGGACTACGTATGGTCTTGGAACAGTTGCTAACCCAACAGTACTCGCTACAACCAACGCTGACGATTCACAAATCTTTACCGCATACACAGTTGGCACTGCCGGGAACGCTATTGTGTCGGTGACTGACGCTGCTGCGGCAACTTTTGGCGCTGGGACATTTGAAAACGGCGCAGAAGCATCAACGCTCATCGTGAATACATTTACATTCCCCGCTGGCTCTGGAGTATACGAGTTTCCTGCGATCTCGTTTGTGAGAGGGTTGTACGCTACAATCGGCGGCACTGCCGACATAACTATTATCTACCAGTAGACTATGCAATTCTCAGACACAACCAACAAGAATGGAATCATACAGGACTGCGAGTTTTGGACTGGTCTGGGTGATGCACGCATTTCTGGTAATGCAACCCTCCTCAAAGTATTCACCAATCTTGTCAACCGCAGAGCAGACCGTCTTTACGGTAGATTAGGTGTTCGTTCAACTTTCTCTCAGACTGATGACATCAACTACGATAACCACCCATTCTCTACTTTTGCCGTTGTGTCTGGTACGCACGATTATCAGTTTCTTGAGACAGAGGACGGCGAACCAATAACCGACATTACCGCTGTACTTATCCAGAAAAGCGCCACCGATACCGACTACTACGAACTTGACAGGCTGACACTTGATACTACGGGCGCAGCGCTAATAATGTCACCGAACACTGACAACACAGGCATACCGAGCGGATACATTGAGAGAAACAACACCGTATTCCTAAATAAAATCCCTAATTATAGTGCGTACGGCAAAGTGTTTTTCAAGCGTTCACCGTCATACTTCGTTTCATCAGATACTACGAAAACCCCAGGATTCGATGCCCATCACCATAGACTGCTTTCACTCGGCGCTTCTTATGACTGGATACTCGTTAATAAGGCAGAAAATCTAGCGCTCATTACTCGACTGGAGAACGAAATCGAACGTGCAGAGCGTGAGTTTACGAGCTATGCCGACATGCGAAACCCTACCGTACGCCGCATAATCCCTGCATACGAAAGCTCAGAGTAGACCAAAGTAATCTATGGCAACACTCACCAACATACCAAAAACTGTACAAGAGCAAATTGACTGGATTTCTGATGCTCTTGACACATACCTTGTTGGTGCGACAGAGACAGACACTTTCGTAACACAGAACGCGAGCGGCTTGACGAATATCGCCCGTAACTCTGCATCACTTACCAATATAAACAAATCTTAGTATGGCAACGAAACTCTGGAGTACCGCTCACAAAGGGACATACAGCGCAGGTACAGCGTATGTAATCGGCGACTTCGTGAACTACAATGGCTCATCGTATACCTGTATCGCCAACACGACAGGCAACGCACCAACAAACGCAACGTACTGGGCGCTCATAGCATCAAAAGGAGATACTGGTGCAACTGGTGCAACTGGAGCCACAGGAGCCACAGGAGCAACGGGAGCAGCAGGTACCAATGGCACGAATGGTACGAATGGTACAGACGGCTTAGATATAACATGGCTCGGTGCGTACAACGCTGGTACCGCATATGTTGTCAATGATGCAGTCTCCTACAACGGCTCGTCATACATTTGTAAGCTCGCTTCAACTGGCAACCTCCCAACCAATACAACTTATTGGGATTTAATGGCAAGCAAAGGTGATACTGGTGCAACTGGTGCAACTGGTGCAACTGGAGCCACAGGAGCAACGGGAGCAGCGGGTACCAATGGCACGAATGGTACGAATGGTACAGACGGCTTAGATATAACATGGCTCGGTGCGTACAACGCTGGTACCGCATATGTTGTCAATGATGCAGTCTCCTACAACGGCTCGTCATACATTTGTAAGCTCGCTTCAACTGGCAACCTCCCAACCAATACAACTTATTGGGATTTAATGGCAAGCAAAGGTGATACTGGTTCTGGAGTTGGAGATATGCTCGCAGCAACGTATGACCCACGCACGATTGCAGCAGACGTATTTGATGTTGATAATCATACTGACGGAACGACAAACAAAGTGTACACAGCTACCGAAAAGACAAAGCTCTCAGGTATAGAAGCAGCAGCAGACGTAACCGATGCTACAAATGTAGCTATGGCGGGTGCGTTCATGAAGTCCATTGACGACACGGACGATATTTCAGAGGGTGCTACCAATAAGTTTGCTACCGCAGCAGAAAAGACCAAACTCGGGCACATATCCGTCACCCAGGCAGTAGACCTCGATGCGTTGGAGACAGCGGTTGCAGCATTAGACCAAGCAACGATACTGAAAGGGTCTTGGGACGCTTCAGCAGGTACCTTTCCTGGTTCTGGTTCAGCACAGGCAGGGTGGAGCTACATTGTCTCTGTAGCGGGGACAGTAGACGGCACTGCGTTTGCCATAAATGACCGTATCATTGCAATAGTAGATAATGCTTCTACAACCACATTCGCTGCAAACTGGTTCAAAGCAGACTATACCGACCAAGTGCTTTCTGTCGCTGGTAATACTGGAGCAGTAACCCAAGACCAGATAACTGGACTGTCAAGCACAGGGTTAGTAAAGCGCACAGCGGCGAACACACTCGGAATCGCTACTGCTGACACTGATTATGTGACTCCGACAGGGACGGTTACGCTCACAAATAAAACGCTCACGAAACCAATCCACAACGGAACAGTACAGGGTATCAACGCAGCAACAGACGGCGCAACTATCACCTTTGATTGCGCTGCTGCAAACGTACATACAGTCACTCTCGGTGGAAACCGCACACTCGCACTCTCAAACACAACCGCTGGGCAGTGTCTCATGCTTGAATTGAAACAAGACGGCACTGGTTCTCGCACGGTGACGTGGTTCTCGGGTATCTCATGGGCTGGTGGGTCTGCTCCAACTTTGACGACTACAGCAGCAAAAACTGATGTCATCGGAATACGAGTGGTCACAGCGGGGTCGGCATATATTGGTTATGTAATAGGACAGAATATCTAGTATGGCTATTGCGTACGATACTTCAACGGGTAGCAGCGGTACTATCGCAAATGGCTCGGTGACATTTGGTTGGGACAGCAACTTGTCACAGCTCAATGCGATGCTTGCATTAGCGGTCAATCCGCATGTAGATACTACTAACCAAGCAGTCACAGCAACCGCAGTGGCTACGGTATCGATTTCAGAACTGGCAGACAGAAAGGTTCGAGTCCTTTCGGGGCACTATGGCATATACAATTGATTCACTAAACCTAACAGGAGGTTCACAATCTGGAAACACGACCAGGACTGAAAACGTATCCGTTGCAAACAACGGGTCTCTTGTCATTGTCGCCATATCGTCGGCAACATCAAGCGATAACCATGGTACTCCAACACTGGGGGGTGTAGCTATGACTCAGATAGAAAGTAAGATATCAGGAAACCAGCGAGCAGGGACACTCTGGTACAAAGCAAACGTCTCGGCAGGAACACATACACTTAGTATGAGTCCAAGCTCAATATCAAACAGATATTCATGGGGATGGGCTGTAATAGCAGGTGTGGCGACATCAAGTCCACTAGACACATCTACGATAGGAAGCACAACAACAGGAACATCAAGAACAGGAACGCTTACACTCGGTGTTGCAAACGCATTGACACTCCTTTTCAATTTCAATCTTTATAACGCAAGCACAAATTCAACAAAGACATTTGGAACTAACGACGATCACAACTTATTTCACAATACTGACGATAAAGCGTCTGGTTCATTCAGCATGACAGCATCATATACAAGCTCGCACGAGAACGCTTTTATAATGGTGTCATTCAAACCAAATGCACAAACATATACTTCTCATGCAGCTTTCTTCTTAAACTTCGTATGAAAAAGATACTAGACATAAAAGCAAAAGCACTCGTCAGCGGCAAAGCACGCTCACGCTGGACTGATGGAGCACTCTGGGATACATGCCAAGGATTAAACCCATTCATTGAGAGTGATACATACCGTGGGATTGTGGCATGTACTGCTTCTCCAACGGATATGACGAGTACCACGGTGGTAGATATACCAGTTGCCCATGCGGTAGACCAACGCGGCTCTACCAATACTCTGTATGTTCTTGGCGCTTCTGGACACCTCTACTCTATAACACCGTCAAACGTGGTTTCAGACCTCCGCGCAGGAACACCAATAAATGCTCCCGCTAATGGTATGGCGATAATGCAGCCAGTTGGCGGCTCTATTGTACTCCTCTTCGCACGCGATAGCCGCATTGGAACGTGGGATATGTCAGGCACATATGCTACTGGGTGGAACGATTCAACGTATAACCCAGGCACAACCACCAAACACCGACCAATGCACTCCTTTGATAGAATCACATACTTTGGGAACAAAAACTACGTTGGGTACTTCTACGATGACGGTGCAGCCGCCATTGCGATGCAAGCACAGGGGCTTTCTCTCGACCAACGAGAAGAATCAACTGCAATCTCTGATGATGGACGTTACGTAATTGTAGGAGCATCAAAACCAACCGATGCGAGCTATGCTACAAACACGTCATGCCGTGTACTCTTTTGGAACGGTGGTACCGACGAAATTGTGTGGCAAGTCGCAATTCCAAACGAAAGCTCGATTCGCTCAATCATAAACAAAGGTGGACGTACCTATGTTATCGGCTCCCGCGGGGTCTACATAGTGCAGCTCGGTGTCTCAGATGCACAGACTATCTACACATTTGATAGTGACGAAGCTATTCCTTATGACGGACTGACATATGGCAACCCAAATGCAGCAGCTCCATTTTATGACGGCATCATATTCGGAGCGCTGGGTACTGCGATTACGAAAGGTGAGCCAACTATGGACACTGGGGTCTTCCAACCGTTCCAAGGTATCACTGGCGATATCTCCCTCTACATAACCGATTTCAAAACTGGGTATATCTACGTTGGTACTCGCTCATCAAAGCTCTATAGAGTAAATCTTGCATCAGCGGGCGCAACGAGCAACACATGGGTAACGAGAGCGATTGACCTTGATTCCCCACACTACATCAACAAACTGCGAATGTATTTCCCTAACGGTATTGGCGGTTCTGATGCACTATCAGTCATTGCTATTGCGGAAGACGGAGACGAGACTACAGACACAATCACGGTCAACCAAACTAACTACGGAGATAGTAAATACGCCGATATCTACTTCACTCAACCAATACGCACCTCAAAATTACGTCTTTCTTTTGCACCATCAGCAGGAGTTGTGTCTTTCTCTGATGTTGAGGTCTGGGGCGATAAATCAACACTCTAATATGGAAATAAAAACTAAAGGTCTGCGGATAGAAACAGTGGAAGTGCCGCGAGCTGAAATGCTTGAGGGTGCTCCAATCATCGTAACCACAAAGCCAACGTGGAAGCCAAAGACGTACCGAGAGTATGAGTGTGTCTGGGACGATTCCGCAGGAAGTGGTGACGTCTACTATTGCCGCTATGTACAAACACTACAAGCGTGGCGAGGTGTTATAATAACAGCATTACCGTAATATGAATCCAACACAAGAACAACTCGATAACCGTATGAAAGCAACAGGGCAAGTCCCTGTAGTATCTGCGACTGACCTCATAACCCCACCGCGACCTCTTTCAGTACCACAAAACCTCCCTACATACACTCCCACGCCTGTACAGATACCGTCATCACTCTTTGCGCTACAAGATGCTGTCTCTACTTCGCGGAATGACTTGACTAATGCAATCGCAGCGGAACCAGCTGCCGCCGCGAAAGCCCGTGCCGATGCCGATGCTGCACTCGGTATTCCAGACCTCCAGAAAAAGGTTTCTGAGTATCAGGCACTTGACGATACTTATGCTGCACAACTCTCAGGTATCGCATCTGATGAACTGAAGCAGAATGTTGCGGGCGACCTTGCAACCAATTACGCTCCGTTGAGTAGTGCTATCGGCTCACGAAATACTCGGCAGAATATCCAGAAACAGCAGAATGTGAACATACTACGCGCCACAAATGCAGCGGCAAGTGCAGCGGCAACTGGACGGCTCGCAATCGCAGAGCAATGGAAGCAATACGCTGTTGAGGAAGCTACTGCACAAGCAAGAGCAAACGTGGAAGCGAAGCGGCTGCTTTACGAAGATAACAAGGAGATGTTCACCGCAGCAGAACAAAAAGAATACGATGCACTCATAAAGTCAGAGGAGAGAAAGTATCAGGAGATGCGTGCAGACAAGACACAGCGAATGAATCTTGTGACTACGCTTGGGAGCTTCGGTGTGGCACCAGAGATTACCACCAAGGTATTGGAAGCCACATCTATGGAAGAGGCGCTAGAAATAGCAGCACCGTATCTGCGTGACCCTATGGATTCACTCCAGCAGCAACGCCTTCAGCTAGAGATGGCGAAACTGAAACAGGATATGTACTATTCCCGTCTTAAATCAGAGGCAGAGATAAATCCGAGCAATATAACCACGAACACAGAAGCCAGAGATATTGCATCTGTCTTCACGAACAACAAGATATCACAAGGGACTAAGACACTTGTTGGAACCATTTTAGGTGTCACTAACGCCATTGAGACTCTAGCCAATGCTAATGCGGACGGCAAGTTCAAAGGAATCAGCCCAGCCAATGCAGTCCTTCCTGAATGGCTACCGTATCGTCAAGCCCTCAAAAGTGAGAGTGCGATAGAAACGACTGGTTATCTGGAGGGTATCAACCTGAAGATTCAGCAATGGGCTTCTGGAGCGGCACTGACAGAAGCGCAGACGAAACAAGTCGCTAGAATGACTCCTACTAAGAATGACACTGACAAGAATGTACGTATAAAACTTAACAATCTCCACGATTTCATGCAGCAACAGATTCGTGGTGCACTACAGACTGAAGGTATTGACTATGCACCAGAAAAGATTGACCTATTCAACAAAGAGAAGACATTAGACGAGCTATTCAATGAATAATATGGCACTGCAAGACAATCTAGATAAGAAAGTTCAGGAGGCTAAAAGGCTTGGCTATTCAGACACACAGATAAAGACATACCTGGAATCCAAGGGCATTGACTCAGTGAAATACATTCAGGCTCCCCTCACAGAGCAAATAAAGTCTGATTGGAAAGATAGGACGGAACGTGGAGCAGATTCCATCTTGAAAGCATCGACTGGCGAGCAATCCCCATTGAGCGCAGCAATACAGACAGTGGGTCAAGGTGCGGCGTTCATAGGAGATATCGGTGGTAGAATTATCTCTAAAATCCCTGGGGTATCCAGTCTCATGGAGAATACTGGCAGTACGATTGCCGAGAGTCAGAAAGTGCAAGATGTCTTACGGCAGTACCAAGACTTCAAGCAATCCAATCCAGAGCTTGCCGCTAACCTAGAGGGCGCTGTCAACATCGCTTCAATCCTTCCAATCGGGAAAGCTGTTGGTGTCCTTGGAGATACAGCAGCAACAGCAGCGGTAAAAGCTACCGACTCAGCTCTTGACGGTGCAGGTGCAGCTATGAAATCCAGCTCCCAGGCGGTGAAGTCTAGTGTCTCCAGTATGGCTGACCCTGGGGCGATAATGCAGCGCGTGGCGCGTATACCTGCTCAGAAGCAGGCTAAGTTCAAGGAACTCGCAGGTGGTGAGTCCGTTGGCGAATATCTTGTGAATCGTGGAATCTATGGTGACGTAGACGGAATAACGCAACAGCTTTACAAGCGGTTTGAACAGTCAAAAAACACCGCTGACCGCGCTCTCGCGGATTTGCCAGGGACATACAAACCAACCCCTCTCGCCACCGCCCTGGAAGAGCTGTTTGCTCGCGAAACACGCGTATCCACTAAGGGGGCGTTGTCTGCTGACTTCAAGCGTGTACGAGAACTGAAGAACAAATATAACTCTGATGGTCTTACCATGTCAGAGATTAACGAAGCAAAGCGCATCTACGAACGAAACGTCAGAGTTGACTATATCAGAGAAAACAAGCCCGAGTCGCTTGCAAGAGCTACCAACCTTGATACAGCTATACGCTCCTGGCAGATGACAAAAGCTAAGGAACTTGGTTTGCAAAACCTACCACAAATCAACAAGGAGACACAGCTCGCAAAGCAGCTCATGGACGACCTTGGTACCGCCTACGCGGCACAAGCAGGCAACAACGCCATTACACTTACAGACTGGATTATGCTCTCTGGTGGTGACCCAACAGCGGCAACCGCTTTCTTGGCTAAAAAGGCACTGTCATCAAAATCTATTATGTCGTCTATAGCGAAACGGCTCAGTGGTGGTGCAAAACAAACAGAGCCATTCCCGATTAAGAGTGACCTTAATTTCATTGACAGCTACGGTGACTGGATAAAGTCTATTGAGGGTCAAACCACGCCACAACAGCCACGAGCACCAGGAACAATACAAAGTAAAGCATCTACTCAGTCTACCACAGGCGCAGCTAAGAAGCTGAAAGGAGCCGTGTCATCCTCTGGTACAAAGTCATCAAGACCATCAACGGTCACAAATACCTCTACCTCCAACGCACTTACAGAAAGGGGGAGCGTGTCCGCACAGAAAACAGATACGTCGGGCCTTTTTGACGGCAAGGTATATCATGGCACCCCTGACGCGGGCATCACAGAGCTTAGACCTTCCAAAAACGGCGACCTAGGCCCAGGTATTTATCTTACACGAGACAAGAAGATTGCTGAGAACTTTTCGAGGATGGACTTCCGCAATTCATCATACGAAGCCGTAGGAGACGGTACATTTGTGAATGTTAATACAGGCGAGAGATTCACTCCTACCGAACCAGGCGTCATCGAAGCGAACATTGAAAAACTAAAAATCAAGACCATTGAACCAGGAGAGTACGGCGCAGAAATCAACAAGTTGCGCGACCCTATAACCAACTCACTACCAAAAAACTACGAGGAACTAGCGCAAGCGAAGTTTAAGGCCGAGGGTTACGACGGAATCGAATTAAGAAATACACCACGAGGCGAGAACGACCAAATCCTTGTGTTCCCAGAAGCAGCGAAAAAGCTAACTATACCCTCCCCCTCCATCCCCAAAGAACTCGCCCCACTCTACGAAGAAGCCAAGAAGTATAAGACTGCTGAGGAGTTTGTGAAGTCTCAAAGTCAGACTTTTTATAGAGGTGGCAAAGAGTTAACTAATCAAGATGTTACTGGGGCAGGCGTTTCTGTTTCTTCTAGTAAGAATGTGGCTGCCGAGTTTGCTAAACAAAAATCTGGAACAGTACAAGAAATTGTCATTTCACCAGACGCGAAGATTATAAACTACGCTGATGTGCCAAATGTCAGATTTAAGAATCTGAATGATTATTCACCAGTACTGGACACTGGTGATAGACAGATATGGAGAGATTTGGAAGTTGAGTATATAAAAGCGGTAGAGTGGGCAAAATCCAATGGGTATGATGCTGTAAGACTTCCTTTAGAGGGAGAAATACGAGTAATAAATCCAAATGCACTAAAAACCAAATCCCAACTCCTCGACATCTGGAAGAAAGCAAATAACAAGTAATGTATGAACTCTATATCAAATCTATTAGGGGTCAAAAAATCCCGCAATCGCTACCACGGCAATAAAAAATACTATCCCTATCATATTTTTAGCATACCACTATGCAGTCAATAACAAAAGACGAAATGGAATCTTTCATCGGACGGCTAGAACGTGCGTCCGCAGGTTTCCGTTCGTCTCTGTCTCCCGCTATCGTCAAGGAATGGAATGACAGCATCAAGCTGATTCCAGTCATGGCAGAGCAAATGCGTAATATGAAAGTAGATACAGACAAGGTGGACGGTATCAACACTACGGTGGCACTTCATAGCGATAAAATCACTCGTATGGAGAATACTGTGGATTACGTTGTAAAAAGTATATGGGGTCTGGTACTATCAGTAGCAGGTATCCTTATTACTGGATTTATCAAGCTACTATGAGCAACGAAGAACTTATAAAAAAGATTGACGAAGATTGTGCTCTTGCCACACAAGAGGACAATGACTCTATGTTTCTTGCGGCGGTTCTGTCTATCCTTGTGACAGTCGCACTCATTGGAGTAATTGCTTATGGCACTTACAACGCGCTCCCAATTTACTTGAAAATATGAAGTTTCTCGCTCAACCAGTATCTCCCTGGATAGTCAATCAGCGATTCGGAGACAATAAAGCATGTGTATCCCTTTATGATGGTAAGACGGTCATAAATTGTGACGGTAATAACCCACCAACGGGGTACAAATCTGTATATTCAATGATGAAAGGACACTCTGGTATAGACGTGCACGCATCACGTTGGCAGCCAGTCTATGCCGCCTGTGACGGTACAGTTATTGAAAAGGAAACCGAATTAGCGAGAGGGCTTGGCGTTGGCATACTCCACCATGCGTATGGTAAGCACTACAAGACACGCTACTGGCATCTCATAGCGATAGACGTTGACCTCGGTGATACTGTTGAAACAGGCGACCTCATAGGGTATGCAGACAATACTGGATACTCATCATCTGACCATCTACACTTTGAACTCAAAGAGACCGATGCGAAAGGCAATACCATCAACAATGATAACGGCTACTTTGGTGCTATTGACCCCGAACCGTACATGCTCCCAATCTTTGCGCTCACTGCAAAGTCTGTATTCGGGCGTATCCGTGAGCAACTTGCACAGATAGCAGACGACCTTGCCGACATTATCCGCAAGCGGTAGCTTATCCACATACACCACTGAAAAGTCAATATTGACATATACAAACATGCTAAAATGAGCGCATGTCAAGTGTCAATGAGTTTATCGCGCAAAACGCGCATTTATCAGACAGAGAAGTGGCAGAGCAATTACAAAGACAGGGTGTGAGCATCTCACGTGATGCGGTTAGGTTGCGAAGAGTGCGAACCCTTGGGATTACAAAAGACATCTTCGGGCAACTCCTTAAAGAGAACAACCTAGACCCAAAGACTGTGTCAAGTGGGTGGGTAAAACCAAATCAGTATCTCAGTGCATTTGTCTACAACCCAGACTTTCAGCAGAAAGAGATTGAAGATGTCGCTGAGCGTATGATTGAAAAGATGCGCAAATATAGCCCAAAGTATCCTGCCATAAAACGTAAGAAGATAAAGGGCGGGCATCTCGCCGTAATCAACATAACCGATGTACACATTGGTGAGAATACCGCACTTGTGATAAAGAGGTGCCACGAAGCAATTGACGACCTCATTACCAAAGCGTCCATGTTCCATATCTCTCAGATTCTTTTTGTCGGTGGGAACGATATTCTCCACTTTGATTCAGAAGATAAGCGCACCACAAAAGGAACCTATGTAGGCGGCGATACGACATCGGAGGATATGTACATCAAAGCAGAAGAGCTGTATGTAGCTCTCATAGAGAAACTAATACCGATTGCTCCAGTACACTACATTCACATACCAGACAATCATGCTAAAAAGTCTGCGTTCGGTCTTTCACGTACTATTCAGGCATATTTCCACAAAAACAAAGAGGTGACTTTTGATGTCTCACCAGACTACAGGAAGCGATATGTGTTTGGTAAGAATCTATTGTGCTTCGCTCACGGACATGGGGTGAGAGACAACGAGCGCCCACTTGACTTTGCTACCATCTTTGCAAGAGATTGGGGGACTACCACGTACCGCTATGGGTATCTCGGGCATATCCACCATAACAAGGGCATTATCAGCAAGAGTATCAAGGAAATGCCTGGAATTGAGATACAGTGGCTCAGAACGCTACAACCACAGAACGATTACGAGAGCTTGAATGGCTACCACTCGCTCTCAGGCATGTCTATCTTTATTCACAACAGCGAGTATGGACAAGTCGCTCGTTTTAATAGAAACTTTTGAGTATGAATGAAAGAAAAAACTACCCAGTATTCTCAGGAGTTCTCCAGTATTTCCCCAATGCCATAAAATATGTATCAAAGGTATCTAAAGCAGGAAATGGACAACACCACCCTGGTTCACCGCTGCATTGGGACAAGTCAAAATCAACCGATGAAGCTGACGCGCTCATACGGCACGCCATTGACATGGGAGCCGATGGTACAGAAATGGATACAGACGGTATCCTCCACGCTGGAAAGGTCGCGTGGCGTGCTCTTGCGAACCTTGAACGCGTCCTCACAGAGCGTCTTCCAGAGAAAGACAACTCCAATAATGGTATAATGACAGGTACGGAGCATAGCTCCAGTTACTAAGTCAATCTAACATTATGGAAACACTTAAACGTGCGTGGTCGTGGGTTGTCGTCTCTTCTGCTGACCCTAAACGGTGGTCAATGACCATCAAAGGGTTGCTTGCTATGTTTGTACCGATTCTCGCAAGTCTCGCAGGTCTTGATACAGACACCCTCAATGGTCTTGTGCAAACAATCGCACAAACTGTTGAGTACGGTCTGTACTTCGTTGGCGCACTCGTTGCGCTCTACGGACTTGTCCGTAAGTTGTACAACACAGTGACTATGTAGTCATCTTCCGCTATGACACGTTTTTACCTCGCTATAGCGGGAGTTTTCTTGTTGCCTATCATGGTATACGCTGCTCCCATCGTAGAACAGGAGCCACACCTACTAGAACCCCTCCAAAAGCTCCAAAACGCCTCTCAGGACGATGAAAAGGCACAAGACATACCAACCACCGTAACCAATCAAATATATTGCTCCTGCGTGAAAACTGCACGTTTACTCGGGGCACAATTACCTTATGGAAATGCTTCTCAACTTGTACCGAACACTACTCCCTCTGTGGGTGGCGTTGTTATTATGCGCTATCCGAACGCGTACCACGTTGCGTATATTAAAGCACTACGCGCTGATGGTATTTTGATTGCCGAGGGAAACTACAAACACTGTGAATATACCGAGCGTATCATACCGTATACGTATCCTTATATTGTCGGTTTTTGGCGGCTTCTGTAATACCATATAGCAATGCAGTTGCCTTATCAAAGAATATCAGACCAAGCTCCAGGCATATAATCAGCACGATTATGTTTATCAGATGACGTTCATAGACGAAAACAGCAAGTGATGCACCTGCCGCCATAAAAGAGAGTGACGACATGACACTTGTTACTAAAAACAGTAGCGATGGTATCATAGTATTACGTTACTTACTAAACTCAAACGGCTTTACATCGTCCTCCTTTTTAAATTCCATTAGATTCGATAGGCTCATTCTCAGCCGTATTTTTCTTCTTTCTACCGCCACGCCTTCCATAAAAACGAGCGGAATAACAGGTAAGAATTTTCATAATATCCTCTGCTAATTCTTCTTCATATTTCTTTTCTTTTGTCTCAACAACCTCAACCGTAATTTCGAGATTTTTGAAAATGGCATCAAGATACTCGTAACCAAATCGGGCAAGTCTGTCTTTATATTCAATCAGTATTCTCTCAACTTTACATTCAAAACACATCTTAATTAACTTATGTATGCCATTTCGCTTCTCATTTATCCCACTGGCAATCTCATCAATCAAAACATACTTGTAACCTTTGGCTTCTGCGTGTTTTCTTAACCTGTCTTTTTGCCGTTCAAGGTTTTCTTTCTGTTTTGCTGTTGAGCATCTTGCATAAATCACAGTCAACTTTTCTTGCTTCTCTTTCTCAACTCCCATATAAGCATCTAAATCATCTTGACGAAAACGCCTATGCTGACCAGAAGTTTTGAAAGAATTTATTTTCCCGTTGTTGGCAAGCGTCTTGAGTGTGTTAATTGACATCCCAAGATATTCGCTTGCTTCTGTGATTTTATAGATTTTCATTTATTCGCTTCTCTGCAATTTCACAGTATTCTTTGGATATTTCACTCCCTATCCAGTTCCTGTTATTTAGAATTGCCATTTTCGCTGTAGTACCTGAACCCATGAAAGGATCGTAAACCAAATCACCTTCATTGCTCCATGATATTATATGGTCGTTTGCAAGCTGTTCTGGGAATATCGCAGGGTGTTCTTTATTTCTACTACCTACGCCAATATCCCAAGTATTTGTTAACCGCTTTGTCGCTTTTGTTGTTGTTATTACGTCTCTTGGTCTATCAGCACTCTGGTCAGAAAACGCACTGCGGGTGTTCCTGTTGATTTTTCTACCAGCAGTTTTGGTTGCTGTCTCTATTGCGTTAAACGTTTTTGGCTGTCCTTTTGTTAATATAAACATATACTCGAAATCTGATGTGTATCTTTTTATTGTTGGAAACTGTGGAACTGGATTTGTCTTTCTCCATATCATAGTATCATGTATATTAAAACCAATATCTTTAAAGTATAACGCTTGTCTGAAACTTGTTCCTGTTTCGCTTCCTTTAATAGTAGCGTCACCTACCACCCAAACCACAACACCACCTTGCTTAGTTACCCGATACAATTCTTTCGCCACAGCCTCAAAGTCAAAACTATAGCCGTTGTAGGTTCGCAGATTGTCGTAAGGCGGGCTTGTAACTGTTAAATCAACAAATCCGTCTGGCATCCTTGCCATTGTGTCGAGGCAATTTTCATTATAAATTTTATTTACTTCCATATTTCATCTCCTTAACTAATTCCTCTGCCGTATCCATAATCTTCTGCAATTCTTTTATGGATATGACCTTTTCTAATGGCTCAAAGAA